GTCTAATTCTTTTTCTTTTTTATCAAGATCATTTTTTTCTACATGACCTGGTGGTCCTAATTCTACATCTCTATAGAATCCATTAACCTGTTGTTTTCTTAATTCGTTCTCTGAGATTTTTATGGTGTGTATTACAGATTCGGCATCCTCGATACTTGTTGCTGTGTACGGCACAACCAACTCGTCAGCAGGAACAAACTTAGATACTGCTCTGCCCATCGGCACATCGTAATAAACTTTTTTAAATGTGGAACCTGCAAGTGGTAAATGAAATAACATAGAATCAAACTCTGCTTCGTACTCTTTCATCTGATCCATAATCAAATAATTCATAAAATCTTTTACACGTGTTGCCTGTTGTTCTGTTTGTGGATTCTTAACACCTATAACCTGTGTTCTTACAGGTCCATCTGCTGGTAATAATTCTTTGTATGCTTGAGCTTGAAACTGTGTAACTGCTTCTGCTAACACTGGGTGTGTTGCACCTGAAGCTCCTTGAAATGGTTCTGTTCTATTCTCGTATTTAAAACCAAGTAGATCTAATCCTGTAATATAAGATTGTTCCCATTCTTTTCGTGATGCTTTGTAATCCATATAATTTTGAACCATTTCATTTCCAATTGGTTCTAAAACATCGTCTGGTAAAAGTTCTGCTAAGTTATCAAAGTGTGATTCTGTTCCCGGTACGTTAATTGCACCTGGCTCGTAATCTAATGTTACACCACCGTCTTCTTCTGGAATGACCTCGATTGGTCCTTTTTCCTCTATTGGTTCCTGAACAGCAACGTCTTGGATCTCTTCTTGTGAAGGGATCTCTTCTTTGTTTCTAGTGTTCGGGAGTCCTTTGTCTATTTCTGCCATATATACTCCTATAAGTTTCTAACACGTTTCATTAGACCTTGCAACCCTTGTGAGTTAGGTCCTGATTCTGGTGGTGGGCCTGATGATACACCAGCTTGTTTTGCAATACCACCGCCCGCTGCAGAGAAACCTCTTAAACCACTTCCTATATCTGAAATGTCAATATCAAATGGATTAGCAACGTTTGTCTGACCGACTATTTCTCTTTCCATCTCAGGTATAACATTTGGTTTTTTATCCAAAGCCCCACCGGGCAATGGTGTTGAAAAAGTTCCGCTAGCACCATAAAGAGATTCTGGATTAAATCCTTGCGCCACTACTTCAGACAGTGGTTGTTCTCTCAGTTGTTTTTGATAATTTAATACATCTTTTGTGCCTATTGGTCTTCCATCAACTGTAACTCCTTGCGCTCTTAATGCTGGCACTATGTCATTAATTATATCAGAGGTTTTTGCTCTAAGGATAAATGGAGTGGGAAGAACCTTTTCATTTAGTTGTTGTTGAGTTTGTTGAAACGGAAATACACGAGTGGCTTCCGTATCTGTATAATCTTTTATTCCAGGAAAACCCTCCAACTGATCTGTCAAAGATTGTTGTGCAAAAGGAGATTTAGCTAATTCTGCATCGGCGATCTCATCTCCTCTTTGAGTTATAAATTGAACCATGTCAGGATTCACAGTGTTTGCTCGTAGTTCATCTGATGCGGATTTTAATTGTGCTTTTAAAGTTTGTATGTCTTGTGTTACATCTATTTCTCCACCCTCAAGATTTAACTGCTCTAGTCTTGATATATTATCTAATATGGATCTTACTTTAGCCTGACTATCTTGAAATTTATCAACAGCTAATTTATCTTTAGCGTACTCACCAAATTTTTCTGCCTCTATTCCTGAAGTAAAGTCAGTTGCACCAAACGTAAGTGTGTCTATAGATTTTAAAAGAGCATTAGTTGGTTGCTCACCTAACACAGTTCTACCTGCAGCTTCTAATCCGACGTAAGCGAGTTCTGGCACTACTCCGTATTTAGAAATTGCACTTAACACTGCACGACCACCTCTTAAAAGTTTTGCACCGTCTTTTATTTGATCTGCTGTTTTAAGGTTACCATCGTTAAAATTTTTTGCACCACTTTCAATACACTTATCAAAACTAACAGGTCCAGTTGCGTAACCTATTCTACCACCGTCCTTGTTGCCTTTGCCTTCACCAAACTGTACGGGACATGAACCATCACCTAGCGACGCTACTAATTTCAAAGCTCTTCCATAAGATTTTTTTAATAACTCTTTTTGAACTTTAGGTAAATTTTTTTGTTCATAAACACTTTTAACCGCTGCATAATATGGAGACTTGGCTGCCAATCTATCACTAGCACTTAAAGTTTTTGTAATACCTCTATCTAATACATTTGTTGCTTGATTTATGAAATAATTTTTTAAAGCTTTATTATAACTAGAACCAGTTGTGGTTGCTAATTTTCCTAACATTTCTCGTTTTAATTTTGATTTTAAATTTCTATTATCAAAATTTTTATCAATTGCTCCAAGAGATATGTTTAATCTTTTATCCATAGCTCTTAAATTTTTAAACGGATGATCTTTTACTCCTTTAAAATGATCTATATCTAAACCAAAAACATTTTTACCTTGATAACCGTATCCATCTTTATAAATTTTACTTACCAAATCATTATAAGTTGTTTTTTGTTTAGTTATTGGATTGGTAACTTCAGCATCAGAAATATCTTTTAAAACATTGTATGTTTCTGTAACTTCTCTAAATATACCAGATCTATCTGCTATTGGTCCTGTTACAGACACACTACCTTTTGGTCCACCAGCTTTTGCTCCATTATAACTCCACATGATATTTGATTCAGATGGTATTTTAAATTGAACTTCACTTAATTTTAATTTTGAACCAGCTTTCCATTTTATAGGTTCTCCATTTTTATCATAAAATTCAATGAGTGATTTTTCTGGATTACCATCAAAATTATTTCTGTGCCAGTGTTGTTTGGCGTAATCAAATATATATCTTCTTAATCCAGAAAATTGAGTTTGTTTGCCACTAAATGTAACTCCACCACCTTTTTTATATTTCGCATCATCAAGTATTTCCGTTAATGACATTCCAGGTGCTCTTGTACGTTTTCCTCCAGCACTAAAAGCATAATCTAAAAGTTCTTTATTCTCCTTATAATATTTATTTTTGTTAAGAGCTTTTCTCCAAGCTGGAACCTCACCTGTTTTTGCACCAAACTGTGTTCTTCCAATTCTATTTGCAACAGTTTTTATAAAACTATCATCTATAATTTCGTCAGCCTCTACAATTGCTGCAACTGCATTATCAACTTTAATTTTAGTTTGATTTTTTAAACCTTTAGAAATTTTTTTTAAAATTTTTCCTTTTAAACCAGATTTTCCACCTAAACGTTCATAAATAGCATCTTGAGAAATAATTTTTTCTTTTTTCATGACTTCTGCAATTAAATTATCTGCAACCGTTAATCTTGCATCAGTTAAATCTTTATAGTTTAATTTTTTCTTGTAGACCTGCCTAAGTATTTGATTTTGCTCTGATGCTTTTTTAAACCTATCTTTTACATAACGTTCAAAAAATTTTACATTTCTTAAATCATTATTAGCAACAGCTTTTTCTAAAAGGTCGTTATAATCATCTACAACACCTTGTGCTTTTGCAACAAGTTCTGGATACTGAACTCCTGTTTTACCTCTTACTAAATTTTTTTCTCTAACAAATGCTTTTGCATCTTTTAAATAGTCAAAATTTTCACTGACCGCTGGATTTAATTTCGTTTTTTTTGATCTAACTCTGTATCCTGTGTCTGTCTTAGTTATAAAATCTGGAAGATTATCATCTTTGTATCCTTGCCTCGTTCCACCAAAACCTGGTTGCACTAACATACCACCACCTGCTTTCTTTTGTCGTTCACGTCTTATAAATTCGTTGATTGCTTCTCGCTGTTTAACTTCTGGTTTAATCGGTGGGATAGGAGCTTGACTTGCAGGAAAAACATCGGGAAGATCTGGCTTTTGTTTTTTTGCTCGAGTCAGATACTTCATCATCTGTGCGTATTTAAACGGGTTCATTATTCTCCTAACATTCTAGCAATACCACCTGATGCAAATTCATCTGGATCGCCATAATAACTATCATCTGCATCACCTTGTCTTCTCATAACTGCATCTAATTGTGCTTCATTAGTATCTTCTGATATAGCTAAAGCCTTGTCTCTTCTTCTTTTAGCTTCTACGATTTCTTTCATCGTTAATTTTTTACCTGTAGCATATTCTTTTAGTTTAGATACATCTGAGTCTAGATCTCTGATACTTGTACCACCAACCTCGTCAACGTCTATTTCAAAATCATCTGGTCCATATGATCTGCCAACCGGGCCTGACTCTGCTACATCAAATCGTGCTGTTGGTCTTGGATCACCTTCATCGGGTAATGGTTTTTTATATTGTAATTGAACTGTATCTGCAAAAGTATTAGCTTCACTTTCATACTCTACTCTTACAGCACCATCATCTATGTCTTCTGTAACTCGGACCACGGAACCATCATCAAGTGTTTTTTGATGAATAGATTGTCTGTCAGCTGTTGCAAATTTTTTAGTGACATCATCACCTTCAATAATAACTTTATTTACTAATGCATCAAACCATTCTGGTTTACCAGGTACATTATCAGTTTTAATTATCGGGACTTTACTAACACCTTTAGTTAATTTTAAAGGTGCAATAACTTTACCTATGATGGGTAAAGATACAAGACCACCAAATATTTTTAAGAAAGTTCTTCTGGTCATGCCGTCTTTAAAACCAATACGACCACCTGTTGCATTAAGTTCTCTTTTTTTCTTTCCACCGGTTTCTAAATTTTTTAATACGTTTTCTAATTGTAAAAGTCCCTCGTCTGTTATTTTTGGTGTTTGTGGCACTCTTTGTACATTCATTGCAAGTGTAGCCATTTTATCAGCTGCATTTTCTGCTGCTTCTTCTGACATGTTTAATTCGTTCATAAATCTTTTTTTAACATCATTTTTGTACGCTAATATTTTATTGTCTGCACCTTTAAATCTTTTACCTCTTTCTAACATTTCTTTAACTGTTTCAATTCTATCTTTAGCCATTTGAGTTTGATAATCTTTGACTCTATCAGTTGCCATAATACCTTCTTTAGGAATCACTTTACCTTTTGCATCTTCTAAAATTTTGTTAAATGCTTTTGGGTTAACCACTCTTAAAAGGTCCGAGGGATTTTTAGCTACTTTACTTTTCTTACCGAAAAAATTTAACAATTGTCTTAACAATGCAAGACCTCTTGGATTTGCACTACCCATAAAATAACCAATACGTCCACCGTCTGCTCTTTTTTCACCAAACATTTTTTCGGTATAGTTTTCTAATACCTTGTCTTTGATATCAGGATATTTTTGATAAAAAGGGTCTTTGTTTAATTCTTTTCTAAAATTTTCTAGATTATTTTCCATATCTTTTTCTTTCATATTTTTTAAAATATCTTGCATACGTCTGTTAACAAA